AAATTAGCATAGGCCGATTGACCAACTAACCAATCAGTGTCCACAATTTTAACTGGACGCATCATGAAAGAGCTGATTTCGGCATTACTAGAATAACCAGGTCGCATAGTGGCGTCATCACCACCTTCTACCTTGGTGGTAAACCCCGAATCACCATCACTAAAATGTGTAATGGTAGCGACTTGCTGATTCGAAGTAGACATAGTCGCTTGTCCAGCCTCTGCTGTCATCTCTGCTGACTGACTGTCAAGCTCCCATGCATCGGACCAAAAGATAAGCTGATCCTGTGCAGGACGTTGTGAGTCAGACATAAGAGATATAGTGCTAGCATGGCTGTGCAAAATTGGAGTGTTGCTGCGACTAAAGTCAATGACTGTGTCAGCTCGCTCGTACTGTTCGACTCGGCTCTTGAGCCTTGCAACATGAGCATACTTGCGAGCAAGATGGCTACGAAGTCCCTGGATTTCCGTCTCAAGGATTTCTTTCTCTGCGGCTGCCTTAGCCAATAGCTTTTGCAGAGTCTGCACTTGTTTATAGAGGTGTGCAGATTCCTCTTGTGTAAAATTATTATTAAAATTATTAGTAAGTCGTAATTTATTTAATAGAGTAGGCATGTGACTTAAACACCTCTCCAGAGCTATGAATTTTTGAGTTCGCTACACTCCCCGTAAATACGGGTATGACACGAGGGCCATGCGACTAATGCACACATTCTTCTAAAATACACACGGACATAGAAACATATATATATTACAGTAAATCAATGTACAAAAACTATTTTTAGCGAATAGTCGAATAGTTCCGACTAGGTCTTTTTAAAAGGAATTCCTAAACCTTATAAATGACACGACCAGTGGCCACTTCTTCATCTGACAACAAATTGTATTTCTCCTTAAAATTATACATTTTGTCGTCATACGGAAGTAGTGAACCCTCAGTAATGCCAAGTTTTGCACGCTGCGATATCTCTATCAACTGCGCACGACGCTGCTCATATTCCGCACGGCCAAAGTCAAAGAACTTATCATTGACATTGACAATAGCTTCAATACAAGCGGCAGAGTGCTCCAAATACGGAGAATCCATATGATTATGCAACATCTTTTGGATTGATGCAATTTCAATTGGAGCACGATAAAGCTCAATAGCTGAATCCCAAACAATACCATGTTTCAAAAAAGACACTTCATCCAATCCAATAAAAGGACGAGATTCAGACTCTTTATCAGCCATGGTGTATGTGATTCCACATCGAGCAAACATGTCCGCGAGGGCAGTATGATTATACCAATCATACCCACGCCTGACACCCATGACATTGTCATCACCATAAGTCATGGCTGCTACTACACTCTGAAATTTGGGAAGTGGATACACAGTCCACTTCTCAGCATAAATAGCATAGTAGCAATAACGCAGATACAAACTATTAACCATACTATTGATAATAACTGTAAGTGGATGTCCCGAAGGATTAGATCCAAATACAGCAATCAACGTACCGTTATAATCATAAATGGGATCGCAAATCTCACTTGCAATACCCTTCATGATCATAATATCCTCTGCATCATAATTGCCGCTCTCAATAGCAATATCAATAAGAATACGAAAGGCAGCACGAGTCCACTTAGGACCCATGGAACGATCAAATCCGGCATAATCGCCAGCAATCATTCTATCCTTTCCAAACTTAGTAATATGATTAGCAAACACAGTCCACTGAGGGGATTGTGGGGTAATACCCACAGCACACTCAAACAACTGCTGATGTTGTTTAACTAATCTACTAAGAGAAAGATAATATTTGCGTACGAGAAAGACAAAAGCCATCTCGCAACCGCCAAACATCCGAAGTTTTGTCTTCGTCAATTTTGTGGCTTCATCCTTCAATGAACCCTTAAAAACAACGTTGACTCTTCTTCCGGCAATGAATTCATGTTCCATGAACTGCATCCTCTCTAAAAACATAGGATCAGTCAAATCACGAGGACATGAAATACCAGGAACTTGTTCGAGTGATTCAACGACAACGGTACTTTTAGGACCACCTAAGGGAAATCCCTTAGAGGTATTAAAGTCCATTGGACCGAATCCGTCAACTCCATCAAGTCCTGCAAGAACAACATCCATTGAAACCTTCCCAACTTCATCCAAGCTATCTTTCGATAGACCAGAAAAAATTGTGGAAGAATAATCATCAGCAGCCAAAGCAATAAATTTGTCATCAAATTCATACTTTGGATGAGCACGATCGTCAAGATCAGCCGACCAATGCTTTTTGTTGTTCATATCCTTGGGAGGACCATGGATTCTTGGCAAATCCATGATCTCCTCCACAATAGGGCCAATTTTCAAGCCACGCACGCTAGAACGATACGTAGCAGAACCCAAATTGTGTTCTCCAAGAACTTTGCAATTAGCAGTGTCATCCAAATCATGGACAATACTATCAATTGCTGGCGCCTTCAGAGGTCCAATATCTTTACCCAACAACTTAGTTTCAAACGAAACATAATTATGGGAAGATAGAACATGAGGCATTTTCTCCAATTTCTCAATGGCAGCAATAATTTCGCCACGAGTAACTTTGGAGCAAGCACCATAAGTGCCCTTGCCGGCTAAATGAAATCCGGCAATATACGGACGCGGAGTCTCCGCCATCACAGGAGCAATGCAAAGCCCAGGGAAAGTATCAAACAATGTATGATAATTAAAACTTTCCCACTTTCCTGACTCATTGGTACGTGTATATCCAGATTCAAGAAGAACAGCCGGCGGATGAACAATATCCATCGACTCATGATCCAAATAATACATGTAACCAACCGTTTTCCTATTCTCTGGAAAAGAAACAGGAAAAAAGTCAGTAAGATCTCGCTGTGATCCGGCTTCTGGCAAATACCAGACAACCAAATCACTACTACCGATCTGCACAACATTACTCATGCTCAAGGTTGTGAAAACATCACAACCTTTCTGGCGAACAATCTTCGCCCGGCAATTCTTATTCTGTACCAAATGCTTAGGAATAATCCAAACATTGGAACGAATAGGAAAAGCATGCGTACGCAGACATTTGCCATCAATATGCTCAACATAAATATGAGCAATCTTATTGGTGACAACATCTGTCATCGTCTTAAGTGTAGAAGTGGCAGCTTGTTTAGTCACTTCCACACTCGGAAAGTCCTCTCTTTTCGGAGTGGACCAAAATTCGCGTTCGCGAGTCTGAGTCTTACCATTATTCATAGTAGTGAACGTGGTAAGGGGCTCGGACATCTGGGCTTTAGATTTATTGAAAAAACGAAAAGCGGCATACATAGCCGCAGCTGCAGAAACAGCAACAGCAATATGCTTAAAATACGTTCTACTCAATTTATCAGCCCTATCGCGAATCGCAATAGATGGCAAAGGAATAGAATCCAATTGCGTATAAAGCTTTCTACGCACATCTTCAACTCGAAGACTAAAAGCGTAAAATGCAATGCTAGTGATAACAATGAAAACCACAAGCGCTGCAAACGGCGTAGTGCAAAACCATGTTCCAAACATGAGCATGCAAAAATAAGCAAAAAAGATTCTTTTCAAATCCTGGGACAAAGAATTTCTGTTCAAATAAGCAGAAATCATTGTCCCATGAGGAGTCCAAAGCTGGTTTTGACACCAGCTGGTAAAGCGCGTAAAGCGCAACTCCTCAAATGCCGCGATATCCCTAAGAACTGGGTAATCTGCGGCAGCCTGTGAATCAAGCTTTTCAGCTTCACAGGCACAAGCCTTGCATTGAGCACAATAATCGCCTAAACGATTGTGCTCACAAAGCTCAAACTTCTCAAGGGCCTTTTGTCCTGCAACATAAGACTCTTGAGCAGCAAAATGTCGAATAGAATCCTCTGCTAAAAATTCAAGCAGAGTGGCTACTTCGACATCAACCAATGGCTTTCCCCGAAAAGTTCTATTAACCATACCTACATTTCCACCATGAAGCGGAATAGGTTCTTGTACGGTATATAAACCAAAATTGGGAATAAGCTTTCCATGCTCTGATTGTGCCTTAACAGGATCAATCATATGAGTTCCTTCTTTCTTGAACTCTTCCTTGACCTTGCATGTAATAGTACTCTCAAACCTACGTCTGATAGAGTACTGATTGTTGGAATAATAAAACGCATTGATATCAATGAGATTAGTATTACCAACAACAACTTTAGGCAAAAGCATAATATTGGCTTTAAGTTCGGCAATAGGATTCAACGCAGCCATAGGAATATTGTTCAAAAATTGAACAACCTTTTGGCACGGATTT